CCTCAGTAATCATGGGGTGGAACACACCGCAAGCGCCGTTCCATGGCTCTGTTCTTTCTTCGTACTTCAGACCCAACAAAGTTAAGCCTTCTTTGTACGTGTCTTCCCATTCTTTGCGAGAACCTAAGTCGCGTTTAATATCGCCCATTAACTCTGAGCCAAGTGACTCAAGTTCTGAGTCAGGAATAACTTCTGCCAAGTTGGCGTAGAAGTCTTCCTCGTCTTCTTCTTTTTCTATTTCCAGTATTGGTTGACCGTCAACGCCAATACGTACTGCCTCTGGGTCTTCGATCTCAATTTCTATTGCCGGTGTTGCGTCTGTTGGGTCTTCCAGCGCACCTAGCCCTAGCGGCGCGGGGTTTATTGATTTTTCAATTGCCATGATTTGTCCTTAGTAATACGCTGCTTTTCGGTTTGATCTAAAAAATACAGGCTCATCAGGCTCGTCCGAGGGGAGCGAAATAAACCCACCATTTCTAAAGCGCAACAACGCCTGTGTCATAGTATCCACGTAGTCGTCGTGTTCTCCAACAGGGAACGCTACAACTTCTTCAATTACATCTTTAGCCCACCTGCGGTCTGGCGCCCATATCGCTCCGCTAGCAAACAAATCCGTAATCGCATTCAATCGTGCGATCTTGTCGTTGCCACGGCTCGGTGTGAACTCGTCTACCGGTATGCCCATGCGCCTAAACTCCTGCACTAACGGCGCTCCTGCTGCTTTTTTCTCCACTAAGAACGAATCTGGTTGCCACTCTTTGTAGTGCTTGAGCGCAACCTCTTTCAACTCAGGGAACTCCATGCGATCTTTGAACGCGTCCAACAGAATAATACTCGGTCGGTCGCCTTCTTCCTCGTTATACCAAATACCCCACGTTGTACACGCGCTGTAGTCAGCCGTTGTCTTGGCTTCGTGCGCCGTATCCCAACTCTGAATGATGAATTCACACTTTGGTGGGTCTTCTGGCTCCCAAATCCGCCAGTGCTGTCGTTTAACCAGCGCTGCAGACTCAGAAGTTGGCTGCTGCATGTACTGCGCATTCCAATACCGCGCATCCATGGCTGCTTTTTTCTGTTTTAACTGCTTAATGGGCCACTGCTCGGGCCAAAGTGACTTTTCGTTCTCCGTATCTTCGTAAAGAATGGCTGGCAACTCCACAACTTCCCATTTATCCGCCTCGGGGTTGCGCATTTGGTACTGAATTAACCTGCCAGTCAGGTCCACCAGCGACCATCGGGTCATAATTACGATAATCGCACCACCCGGCATCAAACGTTGCAACGGTCCGGTCTGAAACCACGACCATGCGTTATCAAACGTGGCTCTGGAGTTGGCTTTTATGTCTTGTTCAGAGTGTGGATCGTCAATAACAAACAAGTCAGCACCACGGCCTGCAAGAGCGCCCCCCACACCAACGGCATAATACTGCCCACCTGCGCTTGTAGACCATTTACCAGCCGCTTTCTGGTCAGCAGCCACCACTGTTTCTGGAAAAACCTTCTTGTAATCTTCACTATCAATTAAATTCCTTACTCTACGACCAAAATCTTCTGACAACCCTGCCGTGTGGGTCGCCATAATAATCTTCTTCTCTGGGTACTGCCCTAAAAACCAAGCCGGGAACAGGTACGAACTGAATTCTGACTTACCCATACGAGGCGCGATGTTGATAATTACGCGTTTTTTCTTGCCGTCCACCACATCTTTAAATATTTTTGCCAGCTTCCTGTGATGCGCGCCTTCTTTGAACCCCGGATATATCTCATGGGCAAACGCAGTAAGGCTTGCTTGTGCTTTTTTTAACTCCGCACGACGATGACGCTCATCAAGTTCTTCAAGAAACTCCAGTTTTTGAGCCTGCGTCATTACCTTTAGCAACGCGTCGACTTCTGGATCACTAATCTTCATCGGCGTCTTCTTTAGGTTCTATGTCAATCGCGTCTGCGTTACGCTTTTCACGCTCAGCCTCCTCCATGTCCACAGTCTTTTGCAACTGCGCCAGCTTCTCCCTGATGCGCTCGTCTAACTCGTGGTCTTCCAATTCAGCCTTTTTAACTTCAGTACGCTCTGTAAACAGGGCGATCTCGGTAACTTTACCTAATAACTCAATTGCTTTTAGACGTATGCGGGCGTCGGGGTGCTCAATCTCCTCAAGCAGTTGAGCCACAGCCTTACCCCTGATCTCTTGCGCCTGCTCCACAAACTTCCAGTTATAAGCCGTCAGCATCGCCACCGTTTTTCGCACGGCAGCAGGGACAGTTATGTTTGCCACAGCGGCTTTGGGGTCCGGGGCGCCCGTCGTCAGTGCAGTAAAAGCTTGGACAGCCGTCTGTTCTTGGGCATTGTTTAGGACCTCGTCCTCATCGGTGGCCCCCAATTCCTTAAGCCAGTCCGCCGTTTGGACCTGAGCGTCCAATAAATTAGTCGCACTCGCTTTTTTTAGCGGCACGAATCCTTCGGCTGGCTCGTCCAGCGCATCAGGCTCGTACTCTAATGTGGCTAAATGCTCTAACATCGCGGGGGTTCTCCCGAAGCAGGGCTTGCACCCAGTTGTACGGAGTGTATACTCGGTTTTGACAACTCGCAAGAGGTGTCGCGTTTTTGTATGTCTCCTTCGGCGTGAGCCAAACTTTACCCCAGCCTTGTGCTGGGGTTTTTTTATCCTACTTTGTCAAATGTTTGACAATGACTATGCGAATTTTTATAGAAATTTTTAGCATTTTTGTTTCCCCCTTTGGTTTTATTTATCTGTGTTGAAGGGGGTGGGGTATTTTTTCCCGGGCCGGAAAGCTGCAGCTTTTGGGAATTTAAGACGGTTAGCTTGTGCTTTTGGGCCGGGATTTTTACAGCGTTGGACAAAAAATTGCTGTGTGGCTACGGATTACTGTATTCGCCACGCCACCACGCCGCACATATATTTGGGGGGTCGCCCCGTAGTGGGGTCAACGAAACGGCAAAAGCCTCGGCAACCAAGACTACCAATTAACGATAATGCTATAATATAGGTGTCAGTTGGGGATTGCCTGATTGATTCGTTGCCCTGCCGATTGCAGGGCTTTTTGTTTTGGGACGCCTGTCCCAAACTTCTTAAGGAGATGTCAAATGAAACAAGCACACACAATCTTTACCGCTTACTCTGCTTTCTTAACAGCAGGCACAGATATGCGACGCGCCATTGAGCAATCGTTAGTGCGTGGTAAGTTGCCAATGGATACGATCAACAAACTATCGGCAATACACGCGAAGCATTATGGTTGCGTCGCTATACAGAAGGACGACGGCGCGTGGAGATTCTTTAACGACGCGGACGATACAACGAGCGCGAACCGCAACGAATCAGCAACGCGTCAATGGAATCGCACTATCGCGCCTTTCGCACCTATCGTTAAGAGTAAGCAAGGCGGGGCGCGCAACAAGGCTGAGCCACTCAGCGAGCGCGAGAAGTTGTTATCTGCCTATGAGAAGTTAAGCGTAGCAGACCGCAAGTGGTTTCGTAGTCAAGCAGGCTGGTAATCATGTCGTGCGTTGGGTTTGGGACGCTTGTCCCAAACTCCTTTTAACTTGTTAAGGAGAACTATCATGTCAAAGACTTATAAAGACTTACGCAGATTGGACAATTCTAAATCAAACAAGCGCGGGGGCGAGGCTTCAGCGCGATTCAAGCGCGAGAAGTTAGCCAAGGACAACAACAAACTTTTCAAGCGCGAAGTCTCTTTCATCAACTACATCATGCAATCAACCAAGGAGGACTAAACCATGTTCCACAAATCACCTAACTCTGAAAAGCACTTTTCCCTAGCCACTCTCATCATGTGCACAGTCATCATCACATGGGAGATCGTAGAGTTCTTCAAGTGGGACGGCTCGTTTAACGGGCTAGACCTACTCGTCGTCATAGCCATAAGCGTGATCGGCGCGAAAACCTACTCGCACATCTTCAACGAGTGGATTTAGTTTGGGACGCTTGTCTCAAACTTGTTAACAGTACGGTTGTCAAAGATTTGACAAATGACAATTGTCCAAAGTTTTTGCGTTAGAAGAATCTTAGTGGACACCCCGAAACCCAAGCCACACAAGGCTTGTCCACTTCAGCGTCTAATATAATAATAATTTTAAAAAAGATTTATGTATGTATAGGCTAGTTGCCAAGTGGACACTTTTGTGCGTGAAAAAATTGTTTTCCTTTTACTTGGCTTTAGTTTTTATTTTTGGGTTAACATACAAGACGCTGATACCTCAAACCCAAGCCCCACAAGGCGTGCGAGGTGTCCACTAGGAAAAGTCTAGCGATAAAACTTTGGACATTACAGGAGGTAAACCATGGTTACTAATTCACCTACTGATACCCCAACACCAAGCCACATAAGGTGTCCGAGGTGTCTACTAGAAAAGCCACGACGAGAATTCAAAAGACTCGCATCACTTTCGCAGACTCGTCAATGGTTACGCAACCCCAACGCACAGACTCGCCACGCTTACATAGGCAAGTTCTGTAATGCGTGCCACAACAAGCGCAAGCCGAGCGATCTCTCACCAAGCGAGCACCGCAAGCGTCTCATCAACGAGGGTAAGTCTGTGGAGTATGCGGACATGACCTACGAGATGCGACGAGCGCAAGGTAAGAAACGCTTAGCCGAGAGTGCCAAGCGAACGCGCAAGAAACGATACGCCACGATATTGGAAGACCACATCAAGCATATCAATAACTTGTTAAGCGTA